CTTTTTTGTTAACGTCGGTTATGGATTTTACGTAAGTCCAAATTTCATCAAATTGTTGTCCTACCATATCCATAAACTCTAAAAACACATTATTCTGTGTATCAGAATAAACGTGTTCCGGTAGTGTGTTTCTTAAACTATTTACATTATTTTGGTCATAAGTAGATGCACTTAATATCATATTATTATACCAAGTTGTAGCTTGTGAACTTGTGGTATGGGCTAATACGAATGGTTCTGATGAATTTGTTTTTGGCCAAGATGTATCGTGAAATAATCCTAATGATGAACTTACAAAAGAAGAACTTTCAAAATACATATAATGTTCAAATGGGTCGAACGAGTTAACCACTCTTTGTCTTTTATTTTCTTCTTCTCGGATAGTTGATAGTGAACTTGATACTGAAACTAATGATTGACTTAGTTTAGTATGGCTTTCAATCAATTCTAATTTTCTTTTGAAATTAGTTAATCTTCTTTCAGCTGATGAGAAGTTAATATAATTACCAAATCCGGTATCATCTAATTCAAACAATAAGTTTGTAGTGGTTTTTTGGTAATCTATGTTAGGTTGAATATCTAATAAACTACCTGATGTTAATTTTTCTTGTAGTTCAAAGTTTAGTTGCGTATCACTCCCCAATAAATCATTTTGATTTTTAAAATTTGTTCCTTGAAAGTTGATTGGATTATCTACTGAATTTAAATTTGGTATTCTTAAAAATATTCCTTCATCTGGTCTTTCTACAAAAGGAACTAATCTGACTTTTTCTTCATAATCAGGTAGTCTTTTTTCTACAAAGTAAACTTTATCTAATTCATTTTTGTTCTCTAATAGTGGTTGTTTTAATTTGACAACTCTTGATTTTTCATCTGCATTTAGTCTATCGTTTGTTATTAGATAATAATCATTATCACACACCATAAAAGTTTTAAATCTTTCAATGTTGGTTTTTTGATAATTGACTCTCCAATATTGAAATGTTTCTGCCCTTTGGTCATCACCTTTATGTTTAGTTATATTTACTCCGTCTTCATAAGTCTGATTGACTCTAACTCTATTAGAATCTAAAACTTCTACAATACGAGCTCTATAATCTTGATTTTTAATTTTTGTTAATGCTCTCTTTTCAGAAATAATTTTCTCTTTTTTCTTCTTTTTTTGTTTAGGTAATACTGATTTTTTATCGAGACTTAAAGCTTTAAGGCCAGGAAATAGTCTTGGTTGGTCAGAAAAAAAAGATGAATCTCTTACAGTACCAAGTTGTTTTGGTCCTTGTTCACCTGGATTTGTGATTGGTGGTTCTATATATGCGTTTCTTAATGCACCTCGTAAATTTATTCTATTACCATATCTACTTAATGTCGAAGCTGTAGCTGCACGTGAATCTGCCTGTGTTTGTGTTTCTTCACCAGTTCTTTCAAAACTTCTTTGACTATCTGAATATTCTGGCATTATTTAAGTCCCTTTTCAAATCTTCCGTCAGGAACCATTGAATCACCAACTTGAACTTCTATTTCATCAAAAGGTTCGTCGGGTAAATCTGGTATGTCCGGTATATCTTCGGGTGTTGGTGCAAAATCTGGTTCGTCAAGTTCATCAACGATAGCATCATCATTTTCTAATTCTTCAAATCCATCAAGTTTATATAGATTAGGAATTATGATTTCTCCACCAACCATATTTTGTGTGAATCCTCTATCGTCTTCATCTATCTGAAATTCTAATATATTTGGGTTTTTGTCATCAAATTTTATACCACCCTGTCCATTTTTCTTAATCGACTTATACTCTATGATTTGACCCATAGTTTGAAAATCTTCACGCATTTCTTCGTTGTCTATATTTTCATCTACCTCAACTAAAACTTCAGTTCTGTCTGGTGATATTTGGTCTATAAAGTATTTAACATCTTTAATAAATAATTCTTTTTTTAGTGGTGTATCTTGTCCGTCGATACCAGGATTAGGTGATGAAGTATAATATTTAGTTTCACCATTAACTTCTTTTGTTTCTACCTCATCTGTCCATTGATTACCCTCATCATCAACAAATATTTCTGCATCAACACCAGCTAATTTTCTTAAAAATTTATATACAACTCTAAACTCACCCTCGTTATATCCAAAGTCTCTAAGGTGTTGTCCAATATTTATATCAATGAATCCCTCGTTTGAAAAAGAAACATCTTGTCTTGGAATATATATTCTTTGAATTAATTCGTCTTCTGGCACACTATAAACAAAAGCAGCTATATAGTCATTGTCATCATCACGACCCCAACTACTATACACTCTCTTATTTAAAAAATAAGACTCTCTTTCTTTTTGTGTAAATCCATATTCTCTTGCCATTAGATTATGTATCCTTTACCTCTTAATTCGTCCTCATCATCTTGTGATAATACTTGACCACTTTCTTCAGTAATTATTGGTGGTGTTATTAAATTGAACTCGGTTCCTGTCTGTGTTGTGAAAGTTTCAGGTAATCCAAATTCTTTGTAGTATCTACGTAAAACTTTATTTTTAAAAATATAATCTCTAATTACAACCGCATAGTCTCTTAAGTCTAATGCTATTTTTAAATCAATTTGCCAAATTTGTAATTTAGAAAAATCTTTTAATTTTCTTTTCTTTCTTTGTGGTGGAAATACTGAGATAACTTTTACAATCAAAGAATTTAATTTATCGTTTGAAATGTTTTCATCAATACTTTCAACGTCTTCTGTTTGTCCTCTACCTCTACCTTTAAAAAATAAATTAGTAATAGATTTAATCTGTGAAGCTTTATCACTTTTAGCCTGTAATATTCCGTCAATAAAATCTATAACAATAGGTCTAAATGGGTCAGTAATTTGTCCCGTATCGGCTTTAGTTTTTATTTCCTCAACCGCGTCTATAATGTCATCATCATTAGGGGTGTCTACATTATTAGGTGGTGTGAAAAAAGAAAATTCTTGATTAATATTTCTTAAATATCTGTCATTGAAAAATTGTTGTTTGTTTTCAATACGAACACTTTCGGTTATTCCCTCTGCAGCTTGACCTTGGTTGATTGGGTCTTCAATAGAAACTAAAAATCCATCATCATCTCTTGTGGGATTATTAGCATCAATAGAGCCAGACAATTGTTGTTTGTCAATAAGGTCTAATACTTTTTCTCTTTGTTCTGTTATATCAGCATCAATAAGGTTTTTGTAAGTATCGGACTTTAATCTTGCTTCTGAAAGTAAATAAGGCATTTTATCTAACTACTCTAAACTCGTTATCTTCGTCATAAAAATTAATTTGTTCATCCGTTGTTCCACTACCACTAACTACCTTGATACAAAAACGATAATTTCTTTCTGATTGTAATCCGTTCATCATTAAGTTAAAGAAATTACCAGATGAATCACAACTAATTTTTGAACCACTACCATAAGGTATTATTACCTCTTCTGTTTCTGCATCTCTAACTTCATAAAAAGCAGATGCACTTGGTAAGAATTTTACAGTAAGTTCTGAAGGTGTTGTTTCAAATGTGGTGGTAGGAAATAACTCTCTACCCACTAATCTAAATTTTACAACTGAGTCCTCTTTATATTCTGGTCTTAGGTTTTTAAAATATATTTTTAATCTTTCTAAATCTGTTGAACTTAAAGCTGATAAACTACCTGTTGAAAAACTTGAATCGTCCCACACTACTTCTAATTTTGGTGGATAGATTGTATGTGTTTCTCTTGAGAAATATTTTAAATTTCCTAATCTATCAGAACTACTTTCGTCCTTTGTTGTATCACCACCAGGATTAAATGAGAAATCACTTGAACCTGTATATAGAGATTCTCTTTTTACCAAAAAGCCTCTATTTGGAAATAATGAACTTGAATAAATGTGATTCTTAACTAAGTCTGACACATCTACTCTTAAATCTTTTCTATCAAATGTTAGTCCGTATGACGCACTTACTGAGTATTGTCCGTTCATACTACCTGTGAACCACGCACCACCATCAAGTAATACTGAACCTGTGACCCAAGGTGTTTGATTTTCGTGGTCTCTAAACTGATAACTTACTCCGTCTTGGGTTACGGGATTGTGGTCAAGTTTACCTGTTCCTTGTTTCCAATTACTACCACTAACCATATATACGAAAACATTTTGTTCAGCTTCTACTTCTTCTGATGTCGCATCATATAAATTTAAAAAGTATTTTGCACTTTCTGGTATCTTACCACTTTGTATAGATTGAGATATAAAAGAATAATCAAAATCTATTAATATTCTTGATATGTTTTGAACACTTCCGTTTTCAGCGACTTCTTTGTTTATTTCTAAAATTTCATCTAAGCCTGTGTTTCTTGATGATGTAGTTGCACCTGAATATATGGTAGCATCTCTTTTATTAAATTCAAAATAATGCATTATCTATCTCCTACTACTCTACCCTCAATGTCCACGTTTGGAAATTTTACCTCAAATATACTTGGGTCTAATGAAGGATAGACGATTCCGTCTCTTGTAGCTGCATCTGTATCATAGACATTTCCACTATATCCGTCTGCAACTTTGTGTTTATTTTCAATAACAATAAGATTTTTATTTGGATTATTATCTTGTGGTGGAACTACCGTAACAACTCCATCAACTAATCCAATCACATAAGCTATATCACTCAATACGATTGGTTGATTTATTTGCCATTTTTTAGTTTCAAAGAATTTTTTAACTTGTTGTATAGCGTTAAATAATACTTCGTTTTTGTTAAATCCTCTTTTTACCGTGATTGCAAATCTAACTCCAATGTTGATAATATATCCGTCCTTAAGATTTATAGCATCTGTCAAGACCCTAAATTGAGAAAGATATATTTTAACATTTTGTTTTACAGCTTCATTTAATCTTGTAAGTTTTCCGTCACCAGTAAACCCTAACAAATACATATTCAAAGCTAGTGGATTAGGTATGACATCTATGGACTTTATTCTACGAACCTCTCCGTCCACAACCTCTAATTGTCCCTCTTGTTCTAATTGTTCGTCTTGAACAATAAATGCTTTAGCTATGTTTCCAAACTTTTGTGGTAATGAATAAACTCTTGTAATATAATCTTGTCTTGTTACTGCCCTATTCTGTGCGTTGAAAAACGCAGATGCATTTTCTTTTATCTCATCAAGTGTTTCTTGACTAGCACCACCAGTAGCTCTTTCTAAATTATTTACAGTCAAACTTTCATCAACTTCGGATTGTGTT